CACTGAAGAAACGAAGTTCGCTTCGGCGTTGTAAGTATTTTGTTGGCATATTACGGAGAACTCGGTCATATGTTGCACGAGTAACATTGTTACCGGCCTCATCAACAACTACTCCACCAGCAAGTGCTAGCTTATTAAAACCATTAAGGGCTTTAAGAAGACCATTGTTTGAAGATGTATTACCATTGATCAACAAGTCATCAAGGTCATTAGCTGTTTGACGAGCCATTACTTGTGCCAGGTGATCTTCAAGTGAAGCCCCTTCAATATTGTCTTCAAGAGACTCTGTGCTCAATTCCCAGTCAAGACGAAGCTTGACACTAGACAGAGAAACTTTTGTAAAAGTTACTGCTGCGTTTGAGCCAGTATCGCTTGCTTCTGTTGCTTTTGCCATGAGTCTTGTTCCAACAGACACTTTATCAATGTCCATTTGTGGTGTGCGCATGCGCACAACACGAGAATTCTTCATGAGATTTGATTGATCAACTACGAAATCAATAAAACGATTTGATTGCTCTGCGTTTAACAGACCGCCAGAAGCAGCATTAACGACGCTCGTAGTAACTTCGTTAGCTTTGGCTAGAATTTCTTCTTGTGTTGCCATAGTAATTTCCTCCTATTATGACTTGTAGCCCAAGGAGTTAATTAAACCTTGTGGCAAATATACATTGTTCCATAGCGATGCTGGAGCGGACTTGGTAAGTTCCTCGCCATCCTCATCATCCTCTGGATCAACACTTTTCTTGATAGCACCGGCGGTAGCAAAGGCTTTAACCTGCTCTTCCTGCTCGGACAGAGCTAACTCTGTTGCTTCTAATTTTTCTTGAAGTTCAGCAGTGCTGGCTTCAAATCCCTTTGTAATATCATCAATCTTATTTTGAACCGAAGCTTCAATCTCTTCTTTAATTGAAGTAGCGAAGGTTTCGAGTTTTTGATCAACCACATCACTGAGAGCGTTTTTTAGGATTTCAATATCCATTTCTTCCTCCTGTGTGTTTTCAGTTACTTCAACTTGTGTTGAAGCATTTTCTTGAACATCTGGAACAAGCCAGTTAACTACTCTTTTCAGCAGAGATAGTCTGTCTATTTCTTGTTCATTCATGTTAAAGACCTTATCATAGTTTATATCATTTTGCAATTCATTCTCTTGCTTTTCAACTAATTCACTATTATTATCAGTTGCACTGATTGAATCCATCATTTCCTTAAGCACTTCATTAATTGAATCATTATCTTCAATGCTTTCTTCTGGGGATTCTTTTTTTATTTCATTTGTCATTGAAGACTCCTTTTTCTTTTTCTTTGGATAACCCTGTTCTGGATTTTTAATACCAGCACCCATGTTTCCAGTTGTCACTTCTCCTTCTTTTTCAATGCTTTTTTCTTTCGTCTTGGCATATCTCTCAAGAAGTCTGCGACCTTTCGCAGCAAGTTCTGCTGCATCTTGTGCATTCTGTGGCACAGGTTCACCCCATGCCGTTGCTGAAAGGGCGAGTCTTGTTGGTCTGCCCTTTGAGTCCTTCATTGGACCAGATGGATTTGTAAAGAAGCGTGTCAGGAAAGAACCCTTTCTACGCATCTTTTCTGGAGTATATGCCGCACCCCGAACTCCGGGCTTAAGATTTGCACCCTCAGTTTCTTTAAAATGTCTACGACCTGCAGCGGTCAAACCACCTTTGGGGTCTTTTATAGGTTGTTTTGCTTTTTCAAAATCAATACCCTCAACGAGATCTAGGATGTAATCAAGATTTCCATCAACATCCATTTTGATAATATCAACAATCGCCAATGCGTTTGCTGGATTGTCTACGAGACTTAGTTCGCCAAGAACATAATTCTTAATTACATTAACTGGCTTACCACGATGCATTTTTTCTGTTGACTCAACTTTTTCAAGAATCTTTCCGCCAATTGAGAATGCACGAAGAGTTCCGTCAAGAACTTTTTGCCAAGTATTCTCGGCTCCCTTTGAAATATAGGCATCAACACGAACAGCATTGTACATAGTGCCATCTTCACCCATCACTTGGATTGGCTTATAACTTACAGCTTTACCTACAGCAACTGGGGCATGCATCTCACGAATGTTTCCGCCCCAATTTTTAAATGCCGCAACAGAGGCAGTAAAGTCAACAATGTCTCCACTTTTATCTATATTATCAGCAGTAGCAATACCGCTTACAATTCTCTCTTCCTTCTTGATCATGTCAATAGGGAAGGACAAGTTAAAATTTTCCATAGTCACCTCGTAATCTTATATTATACACTATTATTTGTATAATTAGCCAAAAGCCATTACAGCAACTGTTACATTAGCTGTTATTACTTCAATAGTTGTATAATCGCCATCTACTTTTAGATAACCACCACCGCTGTTAATTGCCGGAGCAAGAATTGTTAATGGTCCTCCGTTTAATTTTATAATTGCATTAGTAGTTGCATGCGTATTAAGAACACGAATAGAATCCGTGTGACTTCCTATACTTACAGCGCCACTAGCGCTGGTTAGTGCTGTATTCGAAAATACTAAAGTACCCTCACTCATTTGTTTCTCCTTCAAATACCTTAACGGTATCTATATTGTCGCCAGAGTCTTGACTCTGACCTCTTTCTTTTTGATCCCCAGTGCCTTGAACACCACTTGGTGTTGCTCCACTGTCTGATCTAGATTTTGGCGGATTAGAAGCAGCATTGTTGGAGTTTCCAACTGGCGCTCCTGCGTTCTCTTGTTTAATTTTTGTTGGGAAAGGAAGAACATCATCGCCATCCTTCCGTTCTGGGAATCCAATCTTACCTCTAACTTCATTAGGACTGATAACTTCAGTCCTAAGGTAGCGGTCATAAATTCTTGATTCCATATCTTCATCAAGCAAGTCAATCTTCTTAAGCTTGAACTGAAGGAGGTCTGTGAACTCAGCAAGAAGTCTATTGATCTTCTTTTCAATGATTGCTTGGTCTGGACCAATGACCTGCATCTTAAATGTCTTATCAGCATCTCTTGATACCGCAAGGTTTGCATTATCGTAAACACCGACTTTCGGTGCGGGGACTCTGTTGGCTACAAGAATTTCATCACGGTTTGATTTGCGATATTTATCAAACGAAGCATCCTGAACTCCAGCTTCAAGTTTTTCAAAACGAATGTCTGAGTCAGAACCAATGCTGGCTGGCAGAGGGATAACGAGTGTCCCGTGGTTTCTGCCCTTGACTTCATTACGGAAGTAGTTGACTAGTTCAGCTTTTGACTTGTTACTTAGTTTTGCACCCTTAAGGATAATTGCATAACGAGGAATAGCTTTATTCTCAAAGTAATCAATGTTATATTCTTTTGCAAACTTATCCCCAACAATTGCTGCTGCTGCGGAAACAGCTGCAGGAATACCGTAATAGGTGTTATTTGGAGAATACATTTTGAAATGGATAACTTCATTGGGGCTTGGGTCTCCATTAATAGGATCTTCCATTTCCAAATCTTGAAAGTTTCTAAAGAATATTGCTTGAATCTTATTAGCTCTTGAAAGCTGAACAAAACCATCTCTGTGTCGTCTTACACGAACCATCGTTGCAGGAATATGACCAATGTAGCCAACTTTTCCTTCATTATTGCGACCAATTTCGAGATAACCATTGCCAACGGTGAGGCAATCCTGCCAGACACGCACCATTGTTTCAATTAATGTCTCTTCAATATTAAAGTCTTCAAAAAGAACTTCTAATTCCTCTCGGAGATCTTGCAGACCCTTACGAGTTTTTTCAAGTTTTGCTGGATCTGATTGAGACTTCTCAATACGCCTTCTTGATTTCAATGTCTCAGTAAATTCAAAACCAAGACCAACCGTATTCATTACTCTTGCGTTAATAGCTGCGTAATGAATGGCACTTTGATCGTAAAGGATAGCGAGGTTGTCCAAGTCATATGGTGGATTTACAATGTCCCAAAGGGAATATCCATTAACAACTTCTGGATCAAGATACTTAGACTTAGTACCATCTTCGCCTTCATGTCTCTTCTGAAGACGCTGAGCTTTTCTTTTCATTTTTGGAGAAAGGCTTGAAATTTTTACTTCCGAGAAAGGGTCAACGGACTCAACTTTGGACAAGGCTGAAATATAAGAAAGATCATCAATTTCTTCGTTAAAGTCATCACTATCCTGTGATAGAACCATTTTGTTATCCATTATTTACTCCCAAAGTGCTGGTCATACATATCTTCAAATGGGTCAGCAA